TTAGATGCAACAGTTTCTCAATTGCAATCTCAATTTTCTTATATTAGACCTGGCAATCTTGGAAGATTTGTAGGTTCTGATGAAAATACTTTTGACCAACAAATTCAATTAGCTATTAATTCTGGTGAGAAGCTTATTTTATTATATGACGGACCTACTAAAAAGTTCGTCATGGACAAGGTAAGAATGTTGAAACAATTGCATTGCGACTTTATCCAGACCAGAGCTACTGGTGGATTAAGGGTTGCACCTTTTGCGTATTTAGTGGCTGGTTCTACAGCCCTCGGAAAATCATCCGTAAATGAAATCTTGATGAGATATATCTTATCGAGTAATGGATTTAATCACCAAGATCCGTACATTGTTACATTGAACTCACAAGATCAATATTTCTCTACATATAGATCGTATATAAATGGAGTCATTTTTGATGATTTCGCAAACGTTAATCACCAGTTTGTGAAGGATTCTCCTTGTGATTCCTTGCTTAAATTTGTTAACAATGTTCCATTCTATTTGAATATGGCTGAATTGGAGTTGAAAGGAATGGTTGTTGCTGAGCCAAAAGTCGTTGGTGTTACTACCAATGTTAACGATATTAACTCAAGCACCTATTCTAATCAACCTTCGTCTATTATGAGACGTTTGAAAGTCCATATTTACGCTAAAGTTAAACCTGAATTTCAAAAAGAAGGATCAATTGAAATCGATTCATCGAAAGTTCAGCAGAAATTTGGAAGTGAAGTTCTTGCTCCAGATATTTGGACTTTTGATGTCTTCTCTGTTAAAGTCACAGCTATTGCCAGGCCGCCCAAATTGGACTGTGGAGATGTCCATGTTCATAAGGATGATAAATGGCATTTGGATCCTGTCCAGTGGAATGGACATCCAATGGTTGGGGCCACTATTTGTGAATTGCTTGCTTATATTAAGGAAGCGACTGCCCTACATTATGTAGAGCAGAATGCTATCATTGAGAGGAGTAAGAAATATGGTGGTAAGATTTCGTGTGAAGAATGTGGAAGTTTTTTTGAATATTGTACTTGTTCTCAATCTCCTAAAGAAGCTACATGCTCTATTAGGGAATTGCAGACGATTGAGGAAGAACTCAATTCTGGATCGTCAGAGTTATTTGTTAATCCACATGCTTCTGTTAGCGGAGAAGAGACGTTTTATTCTCGACTCTTTTATGCAAGGCAGCAAGCCACGGAAATGGATTTGAAGAGTATGTTATTCTCTTGGGTTATGGAAGGGCGTTTCAATCTTGATGGATTATGCAAAGATTTCATTTCTGGTTGTAATAAGGAATTGCAATATTTATTGATTGTATCCCGTACTTTGGTGGAGAATTGGTTCACCCAGAATAAGAAATTGATGGTGGAAATGTGCTTTCCTGTTGAACTAGAGAACACACGATTAGGAGATTACTATTCTCTTGTTGTGAGAAAAGAGGAGGTTCAGTATATCTCTCGTTCTAGTTATTGTGTTGAAATCTTGTTGAGGTTACTACTCTTGAGTTCAATTGTCAAGTTCCACTATTTGGATTTTTGGTGTGGGAATTGCAAATATGCTATTCCTATGATTGGGAATTATGTTATTTCCCGAATGAACATTCCTTTTGTTGTCACGAGGATTTATGCGGAAAGTAAGGCTAGTTTGCTTACTACCCAACAGTTTGTTCAAACTATGACTAAGGATACTAAATATTGCTTGATTATTATTGCAATTCTATATTGGTGCTCACGTAATATTCTTTTTGAATACAGTTCGTTTTTCCAAATGAGTATTTTGTGTGTTCTAACTTTGTATCCTTTTTTGGAATCTTGCAAAAACATAGCTATGTTCGATGCACCTCGTGCTCTTTCTCTCTTTTATTTGAAGGAGAAGAAAGATCGCTTGAATGATTGGTCTCGCATGGTTCCTGCTGCATTGGCAATGTCGACAGCTTATTATAGCAAAGATGATATTGTTGATTTTTATGTGGAAGCCTGTGAGAAATGGTATTTGCAACCTCAAAGTCGATTGAAACCTTCAATTTCTGAAGTTGAAGGGAGAGATCGCAAGTTCAGGTTTGATCCAGATTGGTTCAAGGGTCAAGCTGAACCCTTTTTGAATGCTTTACCAGTAGCATCTTTGAAGAATCCTAGTACGCCCAATGAAATTAGAGACGCAGTTGAAAATAGCGTTTGGTTCATTGAGAATGTTACAACTACTTCGAAATCAAATTGTTTTGTTTTATGCAGTGGATGTGTTCTCATACCACTTCATTTTGTTCCCAAAAAGGCTAGTAATTTTAAAGTAACTAGACATAATCGGGGGAACAAGGGCAATAAAAGTTTTGAAGTTTTTATTGAACCAAGTCAATGTTTGCGTGTTGGGTCACATGATCTAGCAATGATGTGGATGCCTAAGACTATGGACACACGCGACTTGACTAAATTCTTTCCGGAATCATTTCATGAAACTAGTGAATTTAGGAGTGGTAGGATTGCCACCCGAGATATCAATGGTGATATTGAATGGGATGATGTGAAAGAATTGACATTTACTCGTATGGCTACGAGTGGTTTGGGCTTCTTTTTCCCAGGAGCTCATTATATTTGGAGTGGTGCGAAGGAAGGCAAATGCATGTCACCTGTAATTTCAGATGATAAGGTAGCTAGCATTTCAGGCTTGCATATTGGTGGCTCCACCAAGTGCAGGGGTGATGGTGGTTATCACGCTTATGCAGTCACTCCGACTAGAGGCGAGTTGCTTAGGACTAAGGAGCAATTGGAAAGATTTGCTACAGTCATTCCGATGAGTGCCTCTAGTAATTTTGGTGTGGAACGAATGGGTGTGAAAGTTCTTGACAGGAGTATCAAGAAGAAATCTTGTTATTTGCGAGTTGAAAATGATAATTCTGCTTGTTTCTTAGGTTCTTCATTGAATTGTAATAGGACTCCGAAATCCCAAGTTAGGGATACGCCCATTAAGGATTGTGTCAAAACGCTTTTTGGTGTTGTTGATGAATGGGGGCCTCCCAAGTTTAAGGGTCCTGATGGACATTCTCCTCATGTTCCGTGGGAATTGGGAATGGAGAAATGGATAGTGGATAAACCTGGTCTTCCCTTTGGATTATTGAATAAAGCGAAAACTGACTATATGAATAATTTGGTCCATATTTTGTTTAAGGAAAAAATTTTCTGGAGTCAGGAGATTCGACTATTGACTTGGGATGAAACTGTTAATGGAATTCCAGGGAAGAGATTTATTGATTCTATGAACTTTAATAGTTCGATTGGTTTTCCATTCTCTGGGAGTAAGAAATTATTCTCAACAAATTTAGGGAAGGTTGATGGATGGCAAGATAAGCGCATTTTGGATTCTCAGTTTATTGAGGAAGCAGAGAAGATTGAAGAGCTCTATAAAAAAGGAGAAAGATATTATCCCTGGTTTATTTCTACACTGAAGGATGAACCCACTCTTGTTACCAAAGAGAAGGTTAGAGTGTTTCAAGCTACTTCAACCCCCTTTCAACTTGTTATGCGCAAATATACATTAGGGATTTGTAGGTTTTTGCAAATGAATCCTCTTGATTCTGAATGTGCTGTAGGAATTGATCCATGTTCGAGTGAATGGAATGAGATGTTTGCGCATCTCAAAAAGGCACAGACGCCATTCTGTGATAAATGGTTTGCAATTGATTATAAGGCTTATGATACTTCTATACCTAGTCAAATGATTATTGCAGTTGGGAGAATTTTTATAGATATTGCCAAGATTGTAGGTTATTCTGATATTGATATTAGAATTCTCCAATCTATTTTTACTGATCTTTCTTTTTCAGTAGTGGATTTTAATGGTGATGTTCTAATGTTGGATGGGGCAAATCCTTCAGGAAATTCTCTGACAGTTTTCATTAACAGCTTGTGTAATAGTCTGTTGATGAGAATTTATTTTTACCATCTCTATCCTAGGCGTATCTTTTCAAGTAATATTAGAATGATGAGCTATGGAGATGATTTGATTGCTGCAGTTGGGTCCTTAGCTGGGAATTATACTATGAAAGGCTATGCTACTTATCTGAAGCAATTTGGTTTTGTTGTCACACCGGCACAGAAGGATGAAGAACTTAAAAATTTTTCGAAGTTGTGTGAGATAGATTTCCTGAAGAGGAAGTTTGTTTGGAGTGATGATTATGGTACTATGATTGCCCCTTTAGAGGAAGCATCTATTTATAAACGCTTATGTAACTACATGTCTAGTGAGACATCTGTTGAGGTTATAGTTGGCGCGAATGTAGATGGTGCTTTGGATGAATGGGCTTTCTATGGGAAGGCAATTTATCTTGATCGACAGAAAAAATTGATTAAGATAGTGGAGGAATTTGAATTGCACAGATTCACCCATCGATTGTACTTAACTTATGAGCAACGTGTTTCATTATGGAAACAAAACAACGCTGACCCAGCAGTAATGGGTAAAGGTCAAGGTATGGATACCAACTTGTCGAATTGTGATAGCGACTGGTTAGGCTTCTTTGGCTGGGGCAATATTATCTCCAAAATGGGGATTGGTGGCCCGCCACACTCACACAACTCTGGATCGATTAGTTCTGACGATCAAATGAGTATAAACCAATGGACTACCAATACAACACAACAAACAAATTACAAAAATAGCATTGTGGAAGCTATCAAACCACTAGCTGCTGAAGAGCTAGATCTTCAAGAATGGGGTGTTGGTCCCCATTCATCAAGTTTCTCTATGGAGAAGCATGAATTAATGACCATGACCGATGGAAGTTCCAATCAGATG